TTAACTTACTGATTTTAATAAGCCTCTGGTGTCACTTTGGTGACTATGGGGCATCATTGGGACATAATCTGTCAGCTTCTGATTCAGCATTGCGATCTGTTCTGCATTGCTGTCAGTCATCCATGCTCCGTATACATTGAATACCATCTGGGCACTTGCATGGCCCATCTGGCTGGCAATGAAGCTTGGGTTTGCTCCGGCAGATAATGACCAGCACGCATAAGTGTGTCGTGACTGGTATGCCTTTCGATGCCTGATCCCTGCACGCTTAATGGCTGTTTCCCATGAGTCACCTACAGAATCGACTTTGTAGACAAAACCTACCTGTTCGCTTTTTCTAACCACTTGAGGGTTAAACACGAAAGTACATTCATGGTTCACTGAACGTCCATATTCACGTAGTTGCACCTTGATGTTGTACTGCTTACCCAGTCTTGTCATTTCAGCCTGATTTTTCAGGACACTGATAGCGGGCTGGATAAGGTGCACAACCCTGTTTGTGCTTGCTTCAGTTTTCGGTAGAGTGAACTCACCAAGTTTCGTATAATTGCGCCTGATGGTAATTGTTCCTGCCTTCAGATCGATATCTTCCCAGGCCAGGGAGACCAGTTCACCGTGACGCATTCCTGTGTACACAGCCAATGACCACAGGTTTTTCGTCTGCTGATGTCGGCAAGCATCTATCAGGCGAATAAATTCGTCACGAGTTAGCGGATCTGGCTCTGCCCTGGCTCTTTTAAGAGGCTTAATTCCTTGGAAGGGATTTGCTTCTAAGTAACCGTGATCTGCAGCAAACTGAAACATTCCAGCGATTGTCGTCATGTAATAATTTACAGTAACAACGCTCCGTCCTTTTGCTGCTTTGTTTTTCATTGAATTCTGATACCCGGTCAGCAAATCTTTCCTGATATACAGCAATTCCTCTTTGGTTACCGATGACACCAGTCTACTGCCTCCAATTTTCGGAACCATCGTTCTTGCAACGGATTCATAGCGATTGAATGCATTTGCAGAGATTTCCATTCGTTTCAGATCCAGCCACTTTTCTTCAAGTTCCTTCACCGTAATTTCTTTTTTACTTACCCCAAAAGCCTGAAGGTTGGGGGAGTCAGGGAACTGTGCAGCATAATCAAAGCTTCCTGTGCGGATGGCAAAACATACTGATGTCCGCAGTTCCCCGGCGATCTTCCTGTTCTTGGCAGTGTCAGGGACACCAAGATTTTCCCTGACACGTTTACCTTTAAAATTAAACCAGATGCGTAATGTGCCGCCGTGGTTTTCGACGCCTGTTGGATATTTGACTTTATCCATCGATACCTCCAGACGCCCAAGAGCGATACGAGCTTACATATTTCATGATATTAAATCACCTGGGTTGTTTGTTTTTCATTGAGGCGACCCAGGCATCTATTGCTTTTCTGTTATACATACATTCACTGGAAGGCTTTGGATTACCGTCTGGTGATACGTGAATATACTCTCTTCCAACCATCCAGCATTCTTTCCGGGCCCGAAGAATTGTGCCTGGTTTGAGCCCGGTAATTGCGATAAGAACGCTTTCACAAACCCATTCATTGGGAGCCAGTTGAATCACATTGCCCATGTATTACCTCACACAACACTCAGCCCACGGCAGTGGCAACACACTTCAAACATTCGCTTCACAACTTCACGACAGTAGAAGCCGTCAACATCTCGCGTCAGGTCATAGCGATTGCCGTAACGCTGGTGGACCCATCGTTCAAATGCTTTATTCATTCTTTACTTCCTTTTTATGGCTCGTAATTTTTTCAGGTGCTTTTCCTGCTCAGTGTCCGCGAGAATTTTGCGGTACTCCTGGTGGTCAATATGTTCGAACAGGCAGTTTAACTCACCAATGCGTACCCGCCCGGATCGTCCGTCCATCCGTCGAAAGAACACTGAGTGCTCAGTGATGCGAGTAATCACCACGGGGTATCCGGCTCTGTCCGTGTATATCTGACCGCGTTGAATCAAAGCGAACATGTGGTTATCCCCATCGACAAATCGAGAACACAACAAACGCTGCTGCGAATACCACCCCCAGAGTTACGATTGCATCAGGCCAGCTCATTGATTCACCTCCTGCCTGTCGTCCGGCATTCGCTCACTACAGGTTATCCAACCATCCGGAGTTACCGGAGAGTTGCCCGATAGTGCATTCTGCTCCAGTGATGCTTTTACAAACCACGCTGCCTGAACTATAACGCCATGAATCCAGCGCAAATCAGCATCGCGATCTTTCTTTTTCATCTTTTCGCCACTTAAGGCCTTGCTTATGTGGCTGCGTACCAGGTCTTCATGTAATTCCTTCGCCTCCTCAATGGTGAAACCACCAGGCAGAAGAGCCGGAGTTACCGGAGAGCTGGTTGACGCTTCCGGGATTTCCCGAAAATTATTGGTTGACGAATTCTTGCTTTCCCGAAAGTTTCCGGACTGAAGCATGGCTGTGCGGCAGGCGTTCCATATTTCGGCAGCAATATCGCGCTCGCTATCGGTTAATTTGTACGTGGAAACATAGCCAGAGAGCATTTCTACGTTTTCCGGAGTTGCTTCTTCCGGCACTACCGGCGCTGGCGGGGCGGCAAATAGATATCCGCCAAAGTCAGGAAGCTCTCCAATGGCCTGCACGAACTTTTGTTTGCCTACGTCAACTCCTAATGGGTAATGAGCTATAATCTTTGCCACCGGCTCTGCTTCCAGCGATATCAGTGCAATTCGTGCCAGTTCTTCCGCTTCTTCTGCTGGCAGTACAACGTTGCTACCCGGTCCGTATGTTTCGCGCCACTGCTTGATTGTCAGCAGTCGCCCTTTGGTAATAGTGATCATGCCGCGTTTCCTTCTTTCTTATTAACAATCACACCGTCATATATTTCATTAAGGTGCCCTCTCAACTCCATGCGCCTTAATGCAGATAACATGTAATCGCATTCAACCTGCTTATTCCCAGTAAATGGCTTATCGTCAGGATTACCCCAACAGCAATTACCCCTGGGCCATCCATGTACTTTCCGTACTCTTCCGTTAACAACGTGAAGTAATCCCCAGCCGGGAGGTAAATCCTCAACTGAAATAATTTCCGGCTCACTAATAAAGAATCGCCAGTCGCCCATGCCAAGTGAGGGATTTTTACGGAAACGCTTTTTTCTATCTGCCAACAAGTCAGCACGAGAACACTTCGCCTCTATCAGGCATGATGCTGAATTTCTGAATCCCATAGCATCTGGCTGTTCTCCGGTACTGGTTACAGCAACAAAGCGGTCATGAAAGCAAACCTTGAACCCGTTGCGCTTAAGGAACTTGTACGCAATCTGACAGAGTTCGTGGTGTGTTAACGCCATATCACTCTCCTTTGATGCGAATGCCTGTTGCAATGCTGTTTATGATGCTGTCAGTGCATGGGGTAGAAAGCTGGGCATCTCCAGCAATTTTCATGACCTCAACATCTGCATATCGAATACCGAGGTGTATCAGACCGGCTATGCCTGACTTAAGCCGAGCATTTTCCATAAATAGAACTTTTGCCCGCTGTTTTTCTGCTTCAAGCTCAACACGCAGCTTCCCTACCGTTAGCGCAATATCCTCGTTCTCCTGGTCACGGCGTTTGATGTATTGCTGGTTTCTTTCCCGTTCATCCAGCAGTGCCAGCACGGTAGCCGGGTTAGCCTCTGCTATGAATTCAGCGTTTGCATAAGCCTGAGCATCTGATTCAATCAGGCAGTTAACATGACATTCCGCAATCACGCCACCGGGTTCTCCTTTCCATTTTTGACAAACAAAAACTCCTGTTAAATTGCCGTGTTGGTTAACAGATGTATGCCCTACGATGTAGCTTCCTTTAGTTGCTTTCTCTGCCTTTTCACGCAGTACCTGATAGTTAATGTTGCTCACTGGTTGCCTCCTTTACGGATCTGCGCTGCGATGCACGAAAAAAAAGACTTTCGCGTATGACTGTTAAGAGCTGGCGCGAACGCCGCGTTAAGAACGACGGCATCACAGCCGTCATCGATATAGAGCGCAATTTTTTTCTCCAGGCGTGCTTTGGCTTCCTGCAACTGCATATCCCGGCACGCACGCGGGATATACTCAGCAATTTGAGCGATAGATTTTTCGTTCTGTTTAAACATGCTTCACCTCGATAGGCTTGATGGTATCGATCAGCAGTCGGCGGCGAGTATTTTCTGCAAAGTGGCGGCGTCCGGTTTCTTTGTGGTAAAACTCGTTTTTTCCGACGACCCACATCCGCTTTGTCTGGTGCAGTTTTTTTACCTGCGGACCGTCTCGGGTGATAACAATTCCTGTATGAGTTTTTATCACGCTCATTTTTTATTCTTCGGTGCTTTCGGCATTACTGCCCAGTGAGTGATATTGACGTTTTCAAGGTCCCCGACCTGAAATGTCCACAGCCATTCTCCGGTTTCTTTTTGTCCCCAGGTGTACCAGAGAGAACGCCAGCCAATTAGCCAGCCTTCTCCGTTAGCATCAAATAACAGAACACTTTCATTTGCTGGCGGCAGTTCAGCTGACACTGGTATTATTTTGTTTTCCAGTGCCGCACATTTAGCTTCAAGCGCATCGAATTTACGTACCAGGTACTCAGCATTTGTTTCATTCACTTTCAGATCTCGTGGTACACATTTCCCGCGAAGAAACCCTTCCATTTCGAAAACATTCATGCGCATTTGCGTAACTCCGATAACTCGTTAAAACGTTCCATAAACATCCCGTAGGCATGGCCTGGTGACAGTGGAATAACTTTGAACATCTCTGTCGCCGGGATACCTTCCAGTACAGGCCAGAAAGAGCCATCATCAAGCCCGAGATCGCGACGTTCGGTTGCCAGCATAATGAGATCGGCATATTTCACTGGCGTGCTCATAACAGGAGGTAACCCGTATTTCTCACGGATTACGGCGTCTATTTTTTCTTCCATCCGTTTATAGTCAGGAAGAAGGCGTTTCAGTGGAGCTGGGATGTCCTGGCAATACGCTTCTGTTGCATCATGCATTAACGCTTCAAAAGCAAATTCCTGCGGCACCAGCTGGCTGCAAAGCACCGCATGTTGGGCGACGCTGTAGAAGTGAGAAAGATGACCGGCAAAGCGACAGATATTTGAAAGGGAAACCGCGATATCGTTAATAACGATGTCATCTTTATTTATCTTGTCATAATAAAAATGCTTCCCGGAAAAAGTTTTAATAAATGACATTTTGTTCTCCACGTATATGCGCTGCACCGCGCTGAATTTGGGTAAAAGGAAGCCCTCACCATCCGGTGATTATTGAGTTAATTACGTTTCCATAAATGCCCCCGCAGGGGCATTTGCAGTAATGAAATCAGGCGGTGAAAGTACCAATAAAGGTTTCTACTTTGCTGTCTTTGAATTTCTCAACAAGCAGATCACGAAATTCGTTAGCCATATCTTCCTGCACCGCTTCCAGCTGAATAATGCGCAGAACCAGTACAGGGCGATCACCAGTGATAATGCTGAGGCGTAATTTAAACGGACGTTCTTTCAGGCCTTCAAACGGAACGCATTTAAACTCAAATGCTACTGGCATAATGTCTTTGGTTTTCGCTTCGACAGACTCCATCAAAGAGCGTTTGCCGCTGAAGTCATTATCTTCAAAATCAGCGGTCTGGTTTGCTTCAATCGTGATTTTACGGACTGCCGCAGCCGCTTTTGTTGCCTTAATAGCGTCACCATTAGCATCAAAGCCCACAAGATAGTCGGCCCAGTCTTCAATCCATTCTGCCAGTGACTTCTGGGAGTTACGCTCGCCGTTAACAGACAACAGAGCAGAGAACGGTGCTGTCTTTTTCAGTTTGAGTGTGGCGGTGTTATCTGCGTGACCTGGTTCACCAATAGTACCCAGGTTAAGCACACTGACGGCACGCATATTATCGGCATCGATAAAGCAGCGGGTGCCTTCATCTGCAAGATCTTTAGAATAACGGGTAAAGTCATCGATGCTGGCAGTGGAAAGCGCACCACGGAAACGGAAGCGATTTAAATTAAATTTTTCCAGATCATGAATGCGGAAATTCTCAGGCAATGCCACAGCATCGGCACCAATCTTACTGATAATTTCATTAACACCCTGAGCAGAAATAAGGGCATGGATTTGATTAATTGCGGTTGCGTCTAAGTTCTGAGACATAATAAGTCCTCACTATATTAAGATATTCAGTGATGAGATAAATAATCAGTTAATTAAGAACGATATTAATGACCTGCTGCGCGGAGTTTTCCGTCAGGTTCACCGGCAAGAGTCAGTAATTGTCCCTGGTCTTCCTGCAGAATAGTCAGGCGACCACCTCGATTGACATACATCGGCGTTTCGGTGGTGTCTTCTTCGGAGATTTTCCCGCGGTTAGTCGGGCGAACATATGAGAGTTTGTGTTTGATTTTCACACGGTTCTCATCAAACGGTTCGATGTCCAGATTGACCGAGACTTTACCTTTGTTTTTCGTGTTCATCACACCGGAAGCGACTTCACTGAGAACTGCGCCGAGTTTGGTTTCAAATACGCCGCCGTCCAGTTCTACGATAAATACCTGCACATCAGTACTGCGTACGCTAGCCATTTTGCTGCTCCTCATCATACCGACCCTGCAAGGTCGGTTGGTTTCTCCACAAAACAGAGAAGAACACCTGCGGTGACAGCCGCCCGGATGGATTGGGTTATGAGCCCGTCGTCCGGTGATGCTCTTCTCTGTTTTGTAAAAAGAGCGGTACCAGCCGGAAGCAAGGGTACAAACTGGTACCGCCAAAGCAGTGGCTGTTGTGGTGGGGTTGTCACTCAGGCGTATGGTCAACCTGACAATCCGGTGTCCTCAACGGGGAAAGAGTAACCCCGCCATACTTACCGCCGCGCCATTTCGCGGATTACCACAACGCTGAGAGCACTTAGCCAGTTACGGCACCACACTTTGTCGCGGTTCCATAAATGCCCTCATCGTTGCACCCTGGTCTCTTCCCAGGCGTCAAACCGGATCGCCACGCTGGTTAGGCGTCTTATCAGCATCATCATTGACTTGCACATTCCGGCTACCTGGTTTGTTTGCCCGAGCAAGGAGTGGATTGTCCCCTTTAACGTCACCAGACCGCTAACGACGCATGTGCCATACGCCGTGTTACAACCAAATTTTGTTAGTACCTTGTTTGTATGTCTGGAAAGAAAGATAAAATGAAGTTGCGCATTATGCAAGTGTTTTTATTGCGAGATATGCAATTTGGTGGGTAATGAAAAGCCACCTTCTGGTGGCTAATTGATGTTGAGGTAGGGGTTAATTGTGTCGCTTAAGGGTTTGTGACTGACTGATTAAGACCTTTCCAAAGACCATAAACCGATGTTCGTTTTCGCTGGTAATTCCCCATTCGCGGTAAATCTGATTATCAGAAATTACCAGCAGTTTATCAGGTATCATTTGCAGTCGTTTGACGTAAATTTTATCATCAAAACCAAATACATATATACCATCCCCATCAAACTGATTGATACTGATATCAACGAAGATGAGATCTCCTGGCTCAATGGTTGGACACATACTGTCCCCACGAACGTTGATAACTTTAATGTGATTGGCTGGCCGTCCGCCAAACATCGATACAGCATTATCAGTTCTGTATTCAATGGCATGAATCACATCAATGACATCACCGCCCTGGATAAGGCCATTTCCCGCACTGGCACTGACATCCAGCATTTCAATACGGAATACATCCTTCACCTGCGCAACATCCTCACCAATACTGTTTTTACATACAGTATTACTTTTGACGTCTGAGGTAAAGAGATCAGCGATATCAACACCTAAGCTCCTGGCAATATTACTCAGGGCTTGTTCAGTGAATTGTTTCTGCTTACCTGTTTCCAGGCGTGAGATATTCGCCGCATCCACTCCTATTGCTTCAGCGAGATCGGCGATTTTCATGTTCTTCGCCTGGCGAAGTTGTCTGACTCGGTTTCCTATGTTCATGCGTTTATTACATTTCTTTATTGCGCGTTAAGCAAATCAACTTGCGCAAAATATTTGCGTGAAATAATATGCTCATCACGCAATATGTGGAGGTTATATGCAATCACCATTACGGAATGTGCGTAAGGCGCACGGATTTACTTTGCAGCATGTTGCTGCGGGCGTTCAGGTCAATCCAGCGACGCTGAGTCGTATTGAAAGACTGGAACAAATTCCATCTATCGATCTTGCAGAACGTCTGGCCAATTTTTTTAAGGGTGAAATCAGCGAAATGCAGATTCTTTATCCGGCACGTTTTCAATCTAGCCAAAACCAGAATGGGTTTAAACCACAGGAACAGGAGGTAAGCCGTGGGTAATCATCACTGGAAAGTGGAAAAACAGCCTGAGTGGTACGTGAAAGCTGTCAGAAAAACTATCGCGGCGTTGCCGGGGGGTTACGCTGAAGCTGCTGAGTGGCTGGATGTAACAGAGAACGCATTATTCAACCGCCTTCGTGCAGATGGCGATCAGATTTTCCCGCTGGGATGGGCAATGGTTTTACAGCGTGCGGCTGGCACTCACTACATTGCGGATGCTGTCGCACAGTCTGCTGGTGGGGTGTTCGTATCGCTTCCTGAAATTGAGGCAGTAGAGAACGCCGATATAAACCAGCGCCTGCTGGAAGTCATTGAACAGATCGGCAGTTATTCCAGACAGATTCGTTCAGCAATCGAAGACGGTGTAGTGGAACCGCATGAGAAGACAGCAATTAACGACGAACTGTATCTTTCAATTTCGAAGCTCCAGGAGCATGCAGCACTGGTCTACAAAATCTTCTGCGCTCCAGAAAAGAGTAACGCCCGCGAGTGTGCAGCTCCGGGCGTCGTGGCGTCGATTGCTTCTGGTTGTGGAGAAACTAACGCATGAATAGTTTAACGGCAAATAACCGTTTGTCGCAACAGCTGGTGGTCAGCGTCGCTGAACACCTGTTGTTACGGCATGAATGCAGATTACCAAATCACCTGGCTGTAAGTAACCACAGAGAACTTTACCTGACTGTGGGGGGCGAGTTGTGCAGGAACTTAACCGCTGGTTTCGTGACGGAAGAGGGCTTTATGTCCATGTTATTCGTTGGGAGCCAGAAACACAGCGCGTTATCTATCTTCGCAAAGACTACCCGCATGAGTGCTTTAGTCCTTTGTGGAAATTCAGGCGTGATTTTGTTGAGTGTGAAGGACCACCAGCATATTGATTCTGCAATTCCGGGACGTTACACTGTTCAGGCACCTTATAAAGCGGGTGCCGGGATTGGCGTCCTGAAATTCGCACATGCGCATAACCGCGCTTCAGCGGTTTTTTTGCGCACGTTTCCTCACATCCAAATTATGGTGGGGCGTGCAGGGGCATCGAAAGATGCGCCGGGGTCATGTGCGACCGGTTACGCCAACCCTGTACGTCTCACCACCTCTGTGATTGGCGTCCCATGTGGTGAGTTTTCAAAATTCGCACATGAGGATGTCACTATGGCAACCACCCCTACCCAAACTCACCCTAAAATTGATGTTATCCATGGGAAGGCTGTTACCTCTTCTTTGGCCGTTGCCGAATATTTCTGCAAGCAGCACAAAAACGTTATTCAAAAAATCCAGACGCTTGAGTGCTCTGTTGAATTCACTGAGCTGAATTTTCAGCCCAGTGATTACACCGATTGCACAGGCCGCAAACTCCCTTGTTACCAAATCACCCGCGACGGTTTTGCGTTTCTTGCCATGGGCTTCACGGGGAAACGTGCTGCCCGGTTCAAAGAGGCATACATCAATGCCTTTAACCAGATGGAGAAACAGCTTTCAAATCCCTCTGTACTGAGCGACGTTGCACATAACGCCAGCGTTCTCTATTCCTACATTTCATCAATTCATCAGGTCTGGCTGCAGCAGCTTTATCCCATGTTGGCAAAAGCCGAATCCCCGCTGGCTGTAAGTCTGTATGACCGCATCAACGACGCGGCGCTACTGGCCAGTCTCATAAATTTGTCGCTGAACCCTTCAGAGGTAAGGGGGCGCAAATGATCCGGAATATTTTCAAACGGTTTACCAATCATACTTTCCGTTGTCCTCGTCCGGGTCAGTGGTACACCACGCCTGCAGGGCATGTTCTACGTGTTAGCCTGGTTGACCGTGAATGTCAGAAGGTGATTTGTGAACCGCTGGGCCGTAATTACCGCATCAGTATGCCGCTTATAGCCTTTTGCTCCGGAAAAAACATGAAGCATCTCGGAGGTGCAGCATGAGTATGGAGCTGATGGTTAAAGCGATGAAAATTCGAGTGGGTAATCCATTGCGAAAACTGGTTCTGATCAAGCTGGCTGATAATGCCAGCGATCAGGGTGAGTGCTGGCCCAGCTACCAGCATATTGCTGACCAGTGCGAGATTAGCAAACGTTCTGTGATGAATCATATTGCGGCCCTTTGTGAGTCCGGGCTGGTAAAAAAAGTCACCCGGAAAGGTGAAAAAGGTAACTCAAGTAATATCTATCTCCTTCATCTTGATGGTGCAGGAGATTCACTAGGGGGTAGTGCAAATAATTCACTATCTGGTGCAGCAAATTCACCAGGTAGTGCAGGAGTTGCACCAGGGGGTGGTGCAGGAGATTCACCCAGAACCAGTCACTCTTTTGAACCAGTCAAAGAACCAGTCAATGAACCAATAGCTGTTGGTGCATCTGCTGATGAGTCTGTGCGAGTTCGTTCAAACCGACCGGAATACTCTCCGGAGTTTGAGCAGGCATGGCTGGCATACCCCAAACGTGCTGGTGGCAATTCAAAATCTGCAGCCTTCAAAGCCTGGAAAGCCCGTTTGAATGAGGGGGTAAAACCCGAAACCATGCTGGAAGGTGTGAAACGCTACGCGGGCTGGGTATCTGCGATGGGTAACAGCGGCACACAATTTGTGAAACAGGCTGTCACGTTCTTTGGTCCGGATCGTCATTTCGAAGAATCCTGGGAAGTTCCTGCGGTATCTGCAGCCAGACGCGAGGACCCGTACTTCAAAGCCAGTTACGACAACGTGGACTACAGCCAGATCCCGGCAGGATTCAGGGGGTGATCATGAGTCTTTTGAATGAAGTTCAGAAATTCATTGAAGCCCATCCGGGGTGTACTTCCGGAGACATTGCGGATGCTTTTGCAGGTTACTCACGGCAGCGCGTTCTGCAGTCAGCAAGCAAGTTACGTCAGAGTGGGCGTGTGGCTCACCGTTGTGAAGGAGATACACGCAGACATTTCCCGCGCCTGACTGAGAGAGCACAGGAGCCGGAACCACAACCAGTTCGTGAAACCAGACCTGTGCGCAATTTCTGTGTCGGCACTAACGACCCGCAGGTGATTTTGTGCCTGACTCGCCAGGCGGAAGAACTGGAGTCCAGGGGCTTATTCCGTCGAGCTGCAACGGTGTGGATGGAGGCATTCCGTGAAAGCCACTCCCAGCCAGAACGAAACAATTTTCTGGCGCATCGTGAGCGGTGCTTACGGAAAAGCAGCAAGCGCGCTGCATCGGGTGAAGAGTGGTATCTGTCAGGGAATTACGTGGGGGCTTAATGAGTAATAAATATTGCCAGGCGCTGGTGGAGCTGCGGAACAAACCAGCCCATGAACTGAAGGAAGTGGGCGATCAGTGGCGCACGCCGGACAACATTTTCTGGGGAATTAACACCCTGTTTGGCCCGTTTGTTCTGGATCTGTTCACTGATGGTGATAACGCCAAATGTGCCGCTTATTACACTGCGGAAGACAATGCGCTGGCGCATGACTGGTCAGAACGTCTTGCGGAGCTTAAAGGTGCTGCCTTTGGTAATCCCCCGTACAGCCGCGCCAGTCAGCATGAGGGGCAATACATCACCGGCATGCGTTACATCATGAAACATGCCAGTGCTATGCGTGATAAAGGCGGGCGCTATGTTTTCCTGATCAAAGCTGCCACCAGCGAAGTGTGGTGGCCGGAAGATGCAGACCATATTGCTTTTATTCGCGGGCGTATTGGTTTTGAACTGCCTGCCTGGTTTATCCCGAAAGACGAAAAGCAGGTGCCAACAGGTGCTTTCTTCGCTGGTGCTATTGCTGTTTTCGACAAGACCTGGAAGGGACCGGCAATCAGCTACATAGGGCGCGATGAACTTGAGGCATGTGGTGAGGCGTTTCTGGCGCAGGTTCGCCAGCAGGCGGAAAAACTGGTCAGGGAGATGGCGGCATGACGACGTTAACTCAATGCCAGCAGCAGGTGCTGGATATGCTGATTTCTTATCAGAAAGAACGTGGCTTCCCGCCAACCAATCAGGAGGTGGCAACCATGCTGGGATACCGTTCGGTGAATGCAGCGGTGGAGCATCTTCGCGCACTGGAGAAAAAAGGCGTCATCACGATAAAGCGTGGCGTGGCCCGGGGGATAACGCTTCATACTGCGATGAAGGACGACGACAGCGAGGCGGTCGGGATTATCCGCGCACTGCTTGCCGGTGAGGAAAACGCAAGGCTGCGTGCAACCCACTGGTTACATGAGAGGGGCCTGAAAGTATGAAGCTAATACTGCCTTTTCCGCCCAGCGTGAACACGTACTGGCGACACCCCAACAAAGGGGCGTTTGCTGGTAAGAGCCTGATAAGCGCGGCGGGGCGAAAATTCCAGAGCGCGGCGTGTGCAGCAATAGTTGAGCAGTTACGTCGTCTGCCGAAACCAACGTCGGCACCTGCTTCAGTGGAGATCGTGTTGTTTCCTCCGGATAACCGGATCCGCGATCTGGACAACTATAACAAGGCGCTGTTTGACGCCCTGACCCACGCGGGTGTGTGGGAAGACGACAGTCAGGTGAAAAGAATGCTGGTGGAGTGGGGACCGGTTATCCCGGAGGGGAAGGTCGAGATCACTATCAGTAAGTACGAAAAAGCGAGTTGCAAATTAGCAACTCGGTAACGGAATTGAGCAACACCCTAAATTTGGGTATTACCTCGTTAAAGATACTGTATTTATGAACAGTGTATCCTTGATAACTATTAAAAATCGCAGTAAGTTCATCCTGCATCAACGAAAAGGGAGTGCAGTCCCGCTCGTGGATAAAAATTTGTGGAGAAACCAATGAATCAGTTGCTTGTAATTGATGGCGTTTCTGTGCGCCAGTACTTCGAATCTAACTACTGTCTTAACGACCTTCAGAAAGCTGCTCTTCTTGCCGCTGGTGAGAATCGCTCCTCCCGTTCGCTGGAAGTTCACGAGTTTATGCGTCGTCCTGAAACGAAGGCTCTTGTGGAATTATTGGAAGAAGAAACTACGGGAGATTCCCGTAGTATTCCTGTCATCACCATTCAGGGGCGCAATGGTGGGACGTATGTCTGTAAAGAGCTGGTCTATGCATATGCAATGTGGATCAGCCCGGCATTCAGCTTAAAAGTGATACGTACTTTTGATGCGCTTCATAATTCATCACCAGAAGAAACCACATCCGACAAAATTAAATCCGGGGTCATTCTGCTTGAATCAGCAGCAAAGACTCTAAATCTGTCAAACTCCTCGAAACTTGGTGCATACCAGAAATTATCAAAGGTAGCTGGTCTTCCTGAACTTATGCCGATCTATGCCATTGATGCACCTGCTGATGCGCCAGATGGTTCAAGCCGCCCTACGCTGTCGCTGAGTGCACTGCTGAAGCAGTATGGTATCCGCCTGACGGCTAATCAGGCATATCACCAGATGGTGAAGCTGGGGATCGTCGAGCAGCGCGAACGATACAGCCGTACCGCGATTAACAACATCAAAAAATTCTGGTCGCTGACAGCGAAAGGCTGCATGTTCGGCAAGAACATCACCAGTCCCGCAAATCCGCGCGAGACGCAGCCGCATTTCTTCGAATCCCGATTCCCTGAGCTGTTAAAGCTGCTCGATACCGTTCATTGAGGTGACCGTGAGAGCACTACTGACCCCTGAAATTGCCCCGCGTATGGGGATCGTATTGTTCAGACCAGGTTCAGAGCTGATGCCCTTGTTTATGCAGGGGCGTGTCTTGCTGGAGCCTGAGCCGGAACGTTATTCATCTTTCGCCAGTGGTGCCGTTCCGGCGGCATCACAACCGCTGGCGGATGATCCTGCCGTTCGGGCCGTGTTCCGTAATGAGGCAGTGATCCGTCGTGCTGGTGGCGTGGAATGTCTTGAAAGCTGGTTACTTCGTGAAAAAGGCTGCCAGTGGCCTCATTCCGACTGGCACAGCGAGAACATGACAACAATGCGACACGCTCCGGGCGCAATCCGTTTGTGCTGGCACTGCGATAACCAGCTGCGCGATCAGTTCACGGAACGGCTGGAATCAATGGCAACGGATAACAGTGCCCGCTGGGTGTTGTCTGTTGTGCGTCGGGATCTCGGTTTTGATGACAGTCATGTTGTGACAATGCCGGAACTGTGCTGGTGGCTGATTCGTAATGATCTGGCGGATGCCTTACCGGAAAGTGCAGCCCGTAAGGCACTGAGATTACCGAAGCCTGTTGTGCCGTCTGTTACCCGGGAAAGTGACCTTGTGCCTTCGGTTCCTGCCACCAGCATCATCCAGGATAAGGCGAAAAAGGTGCTGGCGCTGAAAGTGGATCCGGAGTCGCCGGAGTCTTTTATGTTACGCCCCAAACGTCGCCGCTGGGTTAATGAAAAGTACACGCGCTGGGTTAAGACGCAGCCGTGCGCATGTTGTGGAAAACCTGCTGATGATCCCCACCACCTGATAGGTCACGGTCAGGGTGGAATGGCTACAAAAGCGCATGACCTCTTTGTGTTGCCTTTGTGCAGAAAGCATCACGACGAGCTGCATGCGGATACCGTGGCATTTGAAGAGAAGTATGGCTCCCAGCTGGAGCTGATATTTCGTTTTATCGATCGTGCACTGGCAATTGGCGTGCTGGCCTGATTTTGTGGAGAAAGTTGATGCGTGATATGTATGAAGTATTGGACCGCTGGGGTGCATGGGCTGCAGCAGATAACAGTGGTGTGGACTGGCAGCCTGTTGCTGCAGGGTTTAAAGGTTTACTACCTCATGGAAAGAAAACACGCCAACAATGCGATGATGATGAAGGAATCATGATTGACAGCTGTGTTGCGCGATTGCGGAAATATAAGCCCGAAGAGTATGAGTTGGTTATTGCTCATTTTGTTATCGGCATCTCACTAAGAACTATTGCAAAGAAGCAGAAGTGTTCTGATGGGACAATAAGAAAAGAGTTGCAAACAGCTCTTGGTTTTCTGGATGGTGTGCTTTCAATGTTGTAATATTAGGGGGAATTACCCCCCTTTTTTTCTCTGTTGCTTTAATAAAATTTTAATATTTTGTCTGATTATGATGAGGCAATGTAATAAAAGAAATACCGTTAGTATTGCAAGCCATACGCAAAATAAGCATGCATATAAATTAGTTGAAAGTCCAATAGTGAATTGTGCAATTGCTGTTGTGATAGAACATAATATTGATGTATTAATAAATGAGGATAAATTGTCTAAAGGTTTATAAAGTACACTATCATTGATTTTGTCAATAGGTATACCAGTGGCAATGCTATAAATTTCCTTATATTCCTGAGTTGCAAAAACCTTATCGCGTAAATTTATTATAACAAAGGTATGCAGGCTCAATAAAAATGAGCCCACGGAAATAAAACCGGAGAAGAGATAGCCTCGTAAGTTTTTATGATAAAAATCAAAAAAGTTAACACTTACTTTAGGTGTGTTTCTGTACAATAGGTAAAGTGCAAGCAATGCCAGGATCGAGAATGCAAGCAGTGTAAGGTACTGATACCTCAATCTTTTATTTATTAGCCATTCATATAAAGGCATTTTTATTCGTCCCGTTCAGCATTTCTTCTTTTATCATATCAAAAACAGGGTTTGTTGTATAATTATCGTTTGTCAATCCATTGACTTTATCGGCAATTATATCGAAATCGTATGTTTCAAAAAAAACAGGGCAGTTCATAAAATCAATGGTTTTTTCTATTCCTGCATGGTTTACTGCAATAACCTGTGCTTTAGCAACTCCACTCATAGAATTATAAATATTTGAAAGATTCTGAGATAGTTGTTGCACTTTTGTTCTGTCGCTAGAATTAAAATTCATATCTATTGTGGTGGTGTTAACAAATTGTTCAAGCGCAGTCATTGGTCCACCTTTAAAATCTATATAATTAAATTTAAAGCTTGTGCTTTTAATCTCTTTGAATTGACATAAAACACTCTGAATGTTGTTTTTATTTGTCATAAGGCTGAAAGTCAGTCTTTCTTTGTATTTTTTATTTATTGCAGTTACTTCTTTTTGTTTTGGTTTATCACCAAGTTTTTTTATTTCTTCTTTATTTTGATTTCTGATAAATTCATTACTTATTGTTTCTAAATGAGAAAAGAGAGTGTTCAGACTGCATGAACCGTGGTGATACATATAGAGACCAGAAAGATTAGATTTTTTAATTAAGAAAAAGTTGAAATTAGCAAGTTTGTCACTTCCTTGAAGATCTTCAATTTTAAGCTGGAATTTACCATCAACAAATTGCGACTTACAGTTCTTTTTTTGGTTTCTGAATGTGACAACTAATCCATAATAGAAATCATTCACATCCGAAATGAGAATTTTACGAGTATAGTCTGTGCGACTGTGTTCTCTGTTTGATGCGTTGATAAAAGCATTCATTACGTCAACGGTATTAATATTTTTGTTATTGTTATTTATTGTAAATCCTATGCTTCTAACTTTCATGTGTATTCCAGGACCGACTAAAGATAGCGAGAATGGGGACGCATAGTTTATAAAAATCCTAACGCGTACGCAAAAAGTATTATATCGTGTTAAGAGTGGTTACTTCGCCACACAACTTAAACCCGCCGCTGAGCGGTTTTTTTGTACCTGTAAACCTTGTGCAGTACAGTAAACACGCTGGTGGTCGTGAATACTGGCTTTTTATCTTGCTGGCTTTTTAGACAAGAGTTATTGGTATGTCATGTTAACCAGAAGGGAAAAGACATGCTAAAACAGCAAGATATGACAGAAACCGCCGCCGCAGTCCTTCATTTCTTACCTGCTGACAAGTGGGTAACGCCACGCATGATGACGAGAACTACCGGAGTAAGCGAAGCCCGGTGCCAGTTAATACTGACTCAGTTAGTTCTGGCGGGTCTGGCGAAGGATAACGGCGGGTACGGGAATAAATTCAGACGCTGCCAGTAATGGCGGTTTCCTGCTGTGAAAATGGGCGGCTGGTGGGTGTTAGCGGCACCTGCCAGCCATCTGCTCATGCGTTGGGGTCACAAGCAAACCTCAGGCCCATCTGCTTTGCGCAAAAGCAGAATGAGCCTATCAGAGACAGGCTTAATGATCCATGCTTAATACTGTAAAAATATCCAGTTGTGAGTTAATCAACGCCGACTGCCTGGAATTTATCCGGTCGTTACCCGAAAATTCTGTTGACCTGATAGTCACGGACCCGCCGTACTTTAAAGTGAAGCCCGAGGGCTGGGATAACCAGTGGAAGGGCGACGATGATTACCTGAAGTGGCTGGACCAGTGTCTGGCGCAGTTCTGGCGGGTGCTGAAACCTGCCGGAAGTCTTTACCTGTTCTGTGGCCATCGCCTGGCATCTGACATTGAAATCATGATGCGTGAACGCTTCAGTGTGCTGAACCATATTATCTGGGCAAAGCCGTCCGGACGCTGGAACGGGTGCAACAAGGAAAGCCTGCGGGCGTATTTCCCCGCCACAGAGCGCATTCTGTTCGCGGAACATTATCAGGGGCCGTATCGCCCGAAAGATGCCGGGTATGAGGCGAAGGGCAGGGCACTGAAACAGCATGTGATGGCCCCGCTGATTGCTTACTTTCGTGATGCGCGCGCTGCCCTGGGGATAACGGCAAAACAGATTGCAGATGCCACAGGAAAGAAAAACATGGTGCCGCACTGGTTCAGTGCCAGTCAGTGGCAGCTACCGAACGAAAGCGATTATCTGAAATTACAGTCGCTGTTTGCCCGGGTGGCAGAAGAGAAACATCAGCGCGGGGAACTGGAAAAGCCACACCACCAGCTGGTCAGCACATACAGTGAGCTGAACCGGAAGTATATGGAACTGCTGAGTGAATATAAAAATTTGCGGCGGTATTTCGGTGTGACGGTGCAGGTGCCGTACACCGATGTGTGGACGTATAAACCGGTGCAGTACTATCCAGGGAAACATCCGTGCGAAAAACCGGCAGAAATGCTGCAGCAGATAATCAGCGCAAGTAGTCGTCCTGGTGATCTGGTTGCGGATTTTTTCATGGGGTCGGGTTCAACGGTAAAAGCGGCGATGGCACTGGGGCGTCGTGCGATTGGTGTTGAGCTGGAGACCGGACGTTTTGAGCAGACAGTCAGGGAAGTTCAGGATTTAATCGTTTGAAACGGATGAGATTGCAGTATTAATTCCGTAACGTTATTATTCTGCGCGCGGCACTTTAGCTCAGTGGTGAGAGCGAGCGACTCATAATCGCCAGGTCGCTGGTTCAAATCCAGCAAGGGCCACCATATCACATACCGCCATTAGCTCATCGGGATAGAGCGCCAGCCTTCGAAGCTGGTTGCGCGGGGTTCGAGTCCTCGATGGCGGTCCATTATCTGTACCCTGCGTTGTTAGCTCAGCCGGACAGAGCAATTGCCTTCTAAGCAATCGGTCACTGGTTCGAATCCAGTACAACGCGCCAGACTTATTTTTCCCGGCTCGCTTTTGCGGGCCTTTTTTTTAAATGTCTCACAATTCAGACGGTTGACAGTTGTCTGTTTTGCGGGGAGTTTGTTAAAAGAAACTGGCATGGTGAATCCCCCTGTGCGGAGGGGCAATCAGCGAGTAGTTATATGGGATAATCGCGGATTCAGGTGCTGGTACTGAATTCACCGGGAGGCACCCGGCACCATGCAATGGCACATAGCGCCACTCTCCAGCCCCTCTCCGGAGGGGCTTTCTTATGGACAAAAAAAAGCCCGCGCTGGGAGACGCGGGCGGCAAGGAATAAACAACAAAACGTGAAGTAATATTTCAGCTGGCGAATAATATCCGACAGTAATCACTCTGCGCAATAGCGCGGCCTTTTTCGTATTGCGGGCTGTTGTCTCTCTTCTGCCATTGTCCTGTAACTTCCGGACTTCAGCCCGCTCCTCATTTTACTCACAATATTATCCCGGCCGGGAGGATTCATGGCATTTAAACACTATGATGTTGTCAGGGCGGCGTCGCCGTCAGACCTTGCGGAAAAGCTGACACACAAACTGAAAGAGGGCTGGCAGCCATATGGCGGACCGGTTGCCATTACGCCGTACACACTGATGCAGGCGGTGGCTATTGAAGGAGATCCACAGGTCGGCCCTTCATCTGAGCCGGACTGGTTCTACGTGGTTGTGCTTGCCGGACAGTCCAACGGCATGGCCTACGGTGAAGGGCTTCCGTTACCGGATTCTTACGATGCTCCGGATCCGCGCATTAAACAGCTGGCGCGCCGCAGCACGGTAACTCCGGGGGGAGAGAGTTGTACGTATAACGACATCATCCCGGCTGACCACTGTCTGCATGATGTGCAGGATATGAGTACGCTGAATCATCCGAAGGCAGACCTGAGCAAAGGGCAGTACGGCTGTGTCGGCCAGGGCTTACATATTGCCAAAAAACTGCTTCCGTATATCCCGAATAACGCGGGGATCCTGCTGGTACCATGCTGTCGTGGTGGTTCGGCATTCACCCAGGGCGCGGAGGGGACATTCAGTGCGGACACGGGGGCCAGCCAGGATTCGGCACGCTGGGGTGTGGGTAAACCGTTATATCAGGACCTGATCGCACGCACCAAAGCGGCATTACAGAAGAACCCGAAAAATGTGTTGCTGGCGGTGTGCTGGATGCAGGGCGAATTTGACATGAGCGCTGCCACCTACGCACAGCAACCGGACCTGTTCACGGCCATGCTGAAGCAGTTCCGTACTGACCTTTCCGGATTTAACGCGCAGTGCCATGGCGGCAGTGCTGCAGTTGTACCGTGGATTTGTGGTGACACGACGTATTACTGGAAAAATACATACGCTACCCAGTACGACACCGTGTACGGAGGGTATAAAAACAGGGAGAGTGAGGGCGTTTATTTTGTGCCCTTCATGACAGACGGTAACGGCGTCAATACCGCCACTAACGCACCGGCAGAAGATCCGGATATTCCGGCATCAGGATATTACGGTGCGGCATCGAGAACGAATGGAAACCAGGTATCATCAAACCGCCCGACACATTTCAGTTCATGGGCGCGCAGGAGCATTATTCCGGATCGTATGGCAACCGCTATTCTGAACGCAGCCGGGCGCACCTCAGCCTTCATCAGTGGTAAGGCACCGGAAATCAAACCCTCGCCCGGCGTCGACACGCCATCGGGGCCGTCTGAAGATGCATCCGTACGCACAATCTCCCTGTTGCCGACAGCCGGAGATGCTGCTGCGCAGGGCTGGAGCATTAAGAATGGCGGAATTCAGTTGTCAGATGGTGTATTTAAGATCACCAAGCAGAGCAATAAAGCCTGGTCCCTGACGCGCCCGGTGGATGACGCAGTCTCCCTGCTGACACGGGGTGGCAGACTGAGCTGTAAGTTTCGACTGTCAGGCGCACTGACCAACAACCAGTTCGGTCTGGGAATTTATCTGTATACCGATGTAGCGTTACCTGACGTCGTGGCGATGACCGGGACTGGTAACCCGTTCCTGATGTCGTTCTTCACCCAGACCACAGACGGCAAACTGAATCTGATGCATCACAAGAAAGCCGGAAACACAAAGTTGGGCGAGTTCGGGAATTACAGTAACGACTGGCAGACGCTGGAGCTGGTGTTCACCGCCGGCAGTGCCACGGTTACTCCGAAACTGAATGGAGTGGCTGGCCCGGCATTCCAGGTCATAAAAGACAGTCTGACAGTGGGACTAAATGCACTGACGCTGACGGATATTACCAAAAATGCAACGTATGGCGTTGAGATAGAAAGTCTGGTGCTGGAGATAAATGCACCGGCATCATCATAAAAAGTGAGCCAGTCAAATGGAAGGTATCGTTAAACTCACCGGTAGTGTCAGTGGGTCGTCTGAGATGCCTGCATGAGTTATCAGAGCCATCAGTACTTAACTGGTGGCTTTTTTTATTGTTGTCAGCTTCCGGATAACGGGAGACGGGGTATGTACCAGATGGAAAAAATCACAACAGGTGTGTCATACACCACGTCAGCGGTGGGAACGGGCTACTGGTTCCTGCAGTTGCTGGACAGGGTTTCCCCGTCTCAGTGGGCGGCAATAGGCGTGCTGGGGAGTCTGCTGTTTGGGCTGCTGACATATCTGACTAACCTGTATTTCAAAATCAGAGAGGACCGTCGTAAGGCGGCGCGGGGGGAGTAAAGCGATGAAGAAAAAATACGAACTGGGTGTTAAAGGGATAAATAATTATCCGGATAAGATTACTGTTACTGTGGCACTGGAAATTGGTGGGTATCCGTCACTGTTGTTGCCAGATGTGGCGATTAGTCTTGACCGTACTGAAGGTGCCACGCTGGAGTTTTACGAAGCTGAGGCGAAAAAGCAGGCGAAGCAGTTTTTCATGGATGTTGCTGCCGGGTTATGTGAAGGGAACGAACCGTTGCCGGAAAAGCGCCCCATAATTTTAGAGGCGCAGGATGTGTTGATAACCTACAAAGGAAAGCTACCGGGAAGAATTACTGGTTCTCTGAAGATGCCGCCGTCAACACTGCGGTCAGAAAAAGAGGCGTCTTGTCTGCAGTCTGAGTACTCCATTACGGTTAAAAGTGCCGGAGAGGAAGGAAATAAACGTTATTTTATTGCGTCTGCACCTGATAAAGATCAGGAATGGGAGTGTAACCGGCCATCCTTTGTTGTATACGGAGATGGCGGGAAAATAACCATCTCAGAAAATGGGAAATTAACACCGCCATCGCACCAGCATAGTGAGGCGCTCATTGAATTTGCCATTGATTACCTGAAGAACAATAAAAAGCAGGGGCTGATGAAGCGCGTTGGCCGTTGCATGGGATATCTGCAGATAGCTGCTGAGATTGAAGCGCTGGCCAGTGGTGCGGACAAGGATGCAGTTGTGCGGGAGGCTCTTCTTCGTGATTTTGATAATCCGCCCTTTAAAAAAGTGCCGGCTTACTGGTTTCATCCAGGACTGACTTATCTTAAAGGACGTATATAAGCTGGCTCGTTATCTGTTGCCGATAAATCCTGATAAATATCCATGAACACCAAAATCAAATACGGCCTGTCGGCTGCCGTTCTGGCGCTGATTGCCGCTGGTGCGCCTGCGCCTGACATTCTCGACCAGTTTCTGGATGAAAAGGAAGGTAACCACACCACGGCATACCGTGATGGCGCGGGTATCTGGACCATCTGTCGCGGTGCCATTCTGGTGGATGGTAAACCTGTCGTCCCGGGCATGAAGTTGTCGAAGGAGAAATGCGACCAGGTTAACGCCATCGAACGTGATAAGGCGCTGGCATGGGTGGAGAAAAACATCAGAGTGCCATTGACCGAACCCCAGAAAGCGGGGATCGCGTCATTCTGTCCGTACAACATTGGTCCCGGTAAGTGTTTCCCGTCGACGTTTTACAGACGAATTAATGCTGGTGATCGCAGGGGAGCATGTGAGGCGATTCGCTGGTGGATTAAGGACGGTGGCAGAGACTGCCGTATTCGCTCAAATAACTGTTACGGTCAGGTATCCCGTCGTGACCAGGAGAGCGCGCTGGCGTGCTGGGGAATCGACAGATAAGCAGAATATTTTGCTAATAAATGACGTTGGCCAAGGCGGACGGATAACACGAAATCCTGCGAACTGGCAAAATGTAAGTGAATAAAAGTAAAAACCCCGTTTGTTGGCAGCAAGCGGGGTTTTGTTTTTATGGCAGTAAGCTATGGGAGGCTGCCTTGATTGATTTTAGCAAACTGATTAGGGAGTTGCGACTCATGATTAGTCAATTACCAAACTGGAAATTTTTGCTGGTCTGGAGCATCCCTTTTTTATGGGTAGTATCCCAGTTAATTGTGGCAATTAAGGGGTAGCTATGTCAGACAAACTCATAACGCCGGCAAAGGTCCTGTGTGTGATTGTCGGTATTTCATTTTCACTAATGCTGGTTGCTCTTTTTCTGTCCCTCGCCTGGGTGATGTTGTCTTCGTCGGGGCTGCTGGGGTGACAGTGACTGATGACATCAGCAGAGCGCTGGCTTTTGCTATTAAGTGGGTGGCTGTTGGTATTGCTGTGTCTCCGATGCTGTATGGGCTGGCAAAACTGGTCATTGCGCTGAAATCGTGAACTTTAAAAAGATGAGTGCTGAACTTATTCGGGCAATGGCATTTGCCATTCGTATTGTGGCCATTGCTGTTCTGGTCTGGACAATCCGTTGGTGGTGATATGAACCGTGTTCTGTGTGTGGTGATTATTGTCCTGCTGGTAGCCTGTGGTGTGCTTAGTCTGGGGCTGAATCATTACCGTGATAACGCCATTACCTACAAAGCCCAGCGCGACAAAAATGTCAGAGAACTGAAGCTGGCGAACGCGGCAATTACTGACATGCAGATGCGTCAGCGTGATGTTGCTGCGCTCGATGCAAAATACACGAAGGAGTTAGCTGATGCGAAAGCTGAAAATGATGCTCTTCGTCGCAAGCTTGATAATGGTGGCAGGGTGCTCGTCAAAGGAAAATGCCCTGTGCCATCCTCAGCCGAAACCTCCAGCGCCTCCGGCATGGGCAATGATGCCACCGTCGAACTCTCTCCAGTTGCTGGACGAAACGTTCTCGGTATCCGGGACGGAATTATCCGCGACCAAACAGCACTGAGAACGCTTCAGGAATACATCAGGACGCAATGCCTTCGATGATAGCGATAATTTTACTCATCATCCTTCACATCTGGCTCTGTAGACAGGGTGGTGATCACTTCTGGAGTGAATCCAGATTTAACATCTCATTGCTGATGCTTGATATTGAGCATCTTGCGCGCGGTAAGGGGCTGCGTTGAGATAAGAGCCAGTCATCACAAACACCAGGATTTAGCCTCGCATTCGCGGGGCTTTTTATTGCAACAAAGGTAAAGACGATGGATGAAGAATATCGTAAAGACCTGCAATTGTGGTTTGGCCTGACGCATGCGTCGTTCTGCGTGATGCCGAGAGTATTCATGGAGGCTATGCCGCAAGAATGGCAAGAGAAGATGGCGCAGTTGCTTTTTGAGTATGGCGACACGATCAAAACGGATGTCTGCGGAGTTCACTGCTGTTTCGTTACTGCCAAAGACGGCAACAACCGCTTTATGAGGATGCCAGAAGATATTCTGAACTATCGTCATCCCCGGCGTGAGTTCATCGAATCATTTCTGAAGAAGTAGCCATTACAAAGTCTATCTGCGGGGGGCTTGATAAAGGTGCTTTCACCTCGCTTAGCATGGTATGTTCTGACTACCAACTTTTTGGGAGGACACATGGAACTGATAAATGGACGGCCAGGCAGAGATTTTATAGTGGGAACATATACCTACTCAGAAATTAAAGATCTTAACTTCATGGCTAAGGAAGAGAAAAGAGCTCGTGAAGAGCTAAAGCATCGGGGTTACGAATTGGCGTATATCAAGGCGGACTCTGAATGTAACGGGATGTTTGTCAGGGCGTACCGGGTCTATACTGACAAAGCGCCATCTAATGTCTAAATATACCTCGGGCGGTTTTTTACGTTCATTACCGTACGCAATTACAGCAGGCATTCATTGAGTGCCTGTGATAATGATTTATCAACGTGCTTGCAAACGGTATTCTAGACCTCCAATTATCCTAAGGAGGTTTTTGTGGTTAAAAATTTAGAATACATGAAGGGGATGCTTGAGGTATTTTTGAAAGCGAAAACTCCCTTTATATCTACAAAAGACTTAGCTAATGCGGGGTACGATATCTGCTCGAATGAAGGGATGTTTCATTATCTACTTCTTATTGAGCAAGGTTATATCAGTAATAAAGATCTAATAACGGATGACATAACTAAACTGGGCTACATGCGCCATTGTGGCCATATGCTAGATATGGGTACCGACGTGCGACTATCTGCGCAGGGACAAGAATTCGCCCAGGCATTAAATGAACCTACGGTTTTTGAGAAATTAAAGTCAATGAGCGATGCCCCTTTGAGTACAATCAAAGATGTTGGGCTGGAGTTAACGAAGGCCTATTTAAAGAAGAAATTTGGCCTCGAGTAAAATTTCTACCCTCACGAGTTAAGTTGTTTTGTGATGGTTATTCGCAATGAATATCTTTAGCCACTGGCATTTGCTGGTGGTTTTTTTATGCGCATCCCTCGCGCACCACAAAGGGAGTCTTTCAGTAGTGATTCTGAATATCAGTGTGATAAACGTATTTGACAATCATTATCATTTTTGGTGGGTCCTTTCCGGCGATCCGACAGGTTACGGGGCGGCGACCTCGCGGTTTTTCACTATTTATGAAAATTTTTCAGGGAAAATCGTGTCGGTACTTCTCGAATATAACTTTTTGTTTTTTTTAATATTGCATCCGTAAAGGTCCGACATGAAAGTGTCCGAAAATGCCTTTTTCTGGCGTTTTCATGTCGGGCCTTGTATTTGATAATGGGTTGTTTTCATGAAGGTTAATAAAAAGAGGCTTGCCGAAATTTTCAACGTGGACCCGCGGACGATTGAACGCTGGCAGTCTCAGGGACTCCCTTGCGCCTCCAAAGGTAGTAAGGGCATTGAATCTGTATTTGATACTGCCATGGCAATTCAGTGGTATGCGCAGAGGGAAACTGATATCGAAAACGAAAAGCTCCGCAAAGAACTGGACGATTTGCGTGCGGCAGCGGAGTCAGATTTACAACCCGGCACCATTGACTATGAACGCTACCGGCTCACAAAAGCGCAGGCAGATGCGCAGGAACTGAAAAATGCCCGTGAAGACGGAGTAGTGCTGGAAACTGAACTGTTTACCTTCATTCTGCAACGTGTGGCACAGGAGATTTCGGGGATACTTGTGCGTGTGCCGTTGACATTACAGCGTAAATATCCGGACATTTCACCATCACACCTTGATGTGGTGAAAACTGAAATCGCGAAAGCCTCCAATGTTGCAGCTAAGGCCGGTGAAAACGTGGGCGGGTGGATCGATGATTTCAGACGCGCAGAAGGCAGCTAATGCAGCCGGTGCGATAGCTACAGGGCTTTTATCTCTCATTATTCCTGTTCCACTGACGACAGTTCAGTGGGCCAATAAACATTATTACCTTCCTAAAGAGTCGTCTTATACCCCCGGGCGGTGGGAAACACTGCCGTTTCAGGTTGGCATCATGAACTGTATGGGCAACGATCTGATTCGCACGGTTAACCTGATTAAATCTGCCCGTGTTGGTTATACAAAGATGTTGCTGGGAGTGGAGGCTTATTTTATTGAGCATAAATCACGCAACAGCCTTCTTTTTCAGCCCACGGACTCAGCTGCTGAAGATTTTATGAAATCTCATGTTGAGCCAACGATAAGGGATGTTCCTGCATTGCTGGAGCTGGCTCCATGGTTCGGAAGAAAACACCGCGATAATACGCTCACCCTGAAGCGTTTTTCCTCCGGTGTGGGGTTCTGGTGTCTGGGTGGTGCGGCAGCAAAAAACTACCGTGAAAAATCCGTGGATGTGGTCTGTTATGACGAGCTTTCCTCGTTCGAACCGGATGTTGAAAAAGAGGGTTCGCCAACCCTGCTGGGGGATAAACGTATTGAGGGCTCTGTATGGCCAAAATCCATTCGCGGCTCGACGCCTAAAATCAAAGGCTCCTGCCAGATCGAAAAAGCCGCTAACGAGTCGGCACACTTCATGCGTTTTTATGTGCCCTGTCCGCACTGTGGGGAGGAGCAGTATCTGAAATTTGGCGATGATGCCTCGCCTTTCGGTCTTAAGTGGGAGAAGAATAAACCAGAAAGTGTTTTCTACCTTTGTGAGCATCATGGCTGTGTGATCCATCAGTCTGAGCTTGACCAGAGTAACGGGCGGTGGATCTGTGAAAACACGGGCATGTGGACCCGTGACGGCCTGATGTTTTTCAGCGCCCGGGGTGATGAAATTCCGCCGCCGCGTTCCATCACTTTCCATATCTGGACGGCGTACAGTCCGTTCACCACCTGGGTACAGATTGTCTATGACTGGCTGGATGCACTGAAAGATCCCAACGGCCTGAAAACCTTTGTGAACACCACGCTGGGCGAGACCTGGGAAGAGGCCGTGGGCGAAAAACTCGATCACCAGGTACTGATGGATAAGGTTGTGCGTTACACGGCGGCGGTGCCTGCCCGGGTGGTTTATCTGACGGCGGGCATTGACTCGCAGCGAAACCGTTTCGAGATGTATGTCTGGGGATGGGCTCCGGGAGAGGAAGCCTTTCTGGTGGATAAAATCATCATTATGGGGCGTCCCGATGAGGAAGAGACGCTGTTACGTTTGGATGCGGCGATCAACAAAAAATACCGCCATGCAGACGGAACCGAAATGACTATTTCCCGTGTCTGCTGGGACATCGGGGGGATCGATGGCGAAATCGTTTATCAGAGGTCAAAAAAACACGGTGTTTTCCGGGTGCTGCCGGTAAAAGGCGCATCTGTCTATGGCAAGCCGGTGATCACCATGCCAAAAACCCGCAATCAGCGGGGCGTGTATCTGTGTGAAGTGGGGACGGACACCGCAAAAGAAATTCTCTATGCCCGTATGAAAGCCGATCCCACGCCTGTGGATGAAGCCACGTCGTATGCCATCCGTTTTCCTGATGATCCGGAGATTTTTTCGCAGACAGAGGCGCAGCAACTGGTCGCGGAAGAGCTTGTGGAGAAGTGGGAAAAAGGAAAGATGCGTCTGCTGTGGGATAACAAAAAGCGGCGTAACGAAGCGCTGGACTGCCTGGTGTATGCCTACGCGGCATTACGTGTGTCCGTGCAACGCTGGCAGCTTGATCTGGCTGTACTGGCAAAATCCCGGGAAGAAGAGACGACCCGGCCAACCCTTAAAGAACTGGCAGCGAAGCTGTCCGGAGGAGTGAATGGTTACAGTCGCTGAACTACAGGCGCTGCGTCAGGCGCGCCTTGATTTATTAACCGGTAAACGGGTGGTGTCTGTCCAGAAAGATGGTCGCAGAATTGAATATACGGCGGCTTCTCTGGATGAGCTTAACCGGGCGATCAATGATGCGGAGTCGGTACTGGGGACAACCCGGCGTCGCCGTCGTCCGCTGGGAGTGAGGTTATGAAACGAACGCCTGTCCTGATTGATGTGAACGGCGTTCCGCTTCGTGATAGTCTCAGCTACAACGGGGGCGGTGCAGGATTTGGCGGGCAAATGGCTGAGTGGTTGCCACCGGCGCAGAGTGCCGATGCGGCCCTGCTGCCCGCGTTGCGTCTGGGGAATGCCCGGGCAGATGATCTGGTGCGCAATAACGGAATAGCGGCCAATGCGGTGGCCCTGCATAAGGATCACATTGTCGGGCATATGTTTCTGATTAGCTACCGTCCGAACTGGCGCTGGCTGGGGATGCGGGAGACCGCGGCAAAAAGTTTTGTCGATGAGGTGGAGGCGGCCTGGTCAGAATACGCAGAAGGGATGTTTGGTGAGATCGACGTGGAAGGGAAACGCACGTTTACGGAATTTATCCGTGAAGGTGTGGGCGTTCATGCGTTTAACGGCGAAATCTTTGTGCAGCCGGTCTGGGATACGGAGAGCACGCAACTGTTTCGTACGCGTTTTAAAGCCGTGAGTCCGAAACGGGTGGACACGCCAGGACACGGTATGGGGAACCGTTTTCTGCGGGCCGGTGTGGAGGTCGATCGATATGGTCGTGCCGTTGCGTACCATATCTGTGAGGATGATTTTCCTCGCTCCGGGAGTGGACGATGGGAACGGATCCCGCGTGAACTTCCCACCGGGCGTCCGGCCATGCTGCATATTTTCGAGCCGGTGGAGGACGGGCAGACCCGTGGGGCCAATCAGTTTTACAGCGTAATGGAACGGCTGAAGATGCTGGATTCCCTGCAGGCAACACAGCTTCAGTCGGCCATAGTGAAGGCGATGTATGCAGCGACGATTGAAAGTGACCTTGATACCGAAAAGGCCTTTGAATATATCGCCGGTGCGCCGCAGGGGCAGAAGGATAATCCGCTTATTAATATTCTGGATAAGTTCTCCACCTGGTATGACACGAATAGCGTGACGCTGGGCGGTGTCAAAATTCCGCACCTTTTCCCCGGTGATGATCTGAAACTTCAGACCGCGCAGGATTCAGACAATGGATTTTCGGCGCTTGAACAGGCGCTGCTGCGGTATATCGCCGCCGGTCTTGGCGTTTCCTACGAACAGTTGTCCCGTGATTACTCGAAGGTCAGTTATTCAAGTGCCCGCGCCTCCGCCAATGAGTCGTGGCGCTATTTTATGGGGCGGCGAAAATTTATTGCGTCCCGGCTGGCCACGCAGATGTTTTCCTGCTGGCTGGAAGAGGCACTTCTTCGGGGGATTATTCGTCCGCCACGGGCACGTTTTGATTTTTATCAGGCGCGTTCAGCCTGGTCACGGGCTGAGTGGATTGGTGCCGGAAGAATGGCCATTGACGGGCTCAAGGAGGTTCAGGAATCAGTGATGCGCATTGAGGCCGGACTGAGCACGTATGAGAAAGAGCTGGCGCTGATGGGCGAGGATTATCAGGACATTTTCCGCCAGCAGGTCAGGGAATCTGCAGAGCGGGAAAAAGCCGGACTCTCACGTCCGGTGTGGATAGCGCAGGCGTATCAGCAGCAGATAGCGGAGAGTCGCAGGCCGGAAGAGGAGACAACACCACGTGAGACGTAATCTTTCACACATTATTGCCGCAGCATTCAATGAACCGCTGCTTCTGGAGCCCGCCTATGCGCGGGTTTTCTTTTGCGCGCTCGGGCGCGAGATGGGGGCAGCAAGTCTTTCGGTACCACAACAGCAGGTACAGCTTGATGCACCCGGAATGCTGGCTGAAACGGACGAGTACATGGCCGGAGGTAAACGACCGGCCCGTGTTTACCGGGTGGTGAACGGTATTGCTGTACTGCCGGTGACAGGCACGCTGGTGCACCGGCTGGGGGGTATGCGGCCATTTTCCGGAATGACAGGCTATGACGGCATTGTCGCCTGTCTTCAGCAGGCAATGGCGGATAGCCAGGTGCGGGGCGTACTGCTGGACATTGACAGTCCGGGCGGGCAGGCCGCCGGTGCGTTTGACTGTGCTGACATGATTTACCGCCTCCGTCAGCAGAAGCCGGTCTGGGCACTGTGCAATGACACGGCCTGTTCTGCAGCCATGCTGCTGGCGTCGGCCTGCTCCCGACGACTGGTTACCCAGACATCCCGTATCGGCTCCATTGGCGTGATGATGAGCCATGTCAGCTATGCCGGTCATCTGGCGCAGGCCGGGGTGGATATCACGCTGATTTATGCCGGGGCGCACAAGGTGGATGGCAATCAGTTTGAAGCCTTACCGGCAGAGGTGCGTCAGGACATGCAGCAGCGGGTTGATGCGGCGCACCGGATGTTTGCCGAAAAAGTGGCGATGTATACCGGGTTGTCTGTGGATGCGGTCACGGGAACAGAGGCCGCCGTTTTTGAAGGTCAGTCCGGCATTGAGGCCGGGCTGGCGGATGAATTAATCAATGCGTCGGATGCCATCAGTGTGATGGCCACGGCGCTGAACAGTAATGTCAGAGGAGGCACTATGCCGCAATTAACTGCAACGGAAGCCGCCGTGCAGGAGAACCAGCGAGTGATGGGGATCCTGACATGCCAGGAAGCGAAAGGACGTGAACAGCTTGCCACGATGCTGGCAGGGCAACAGGGCATGAGCGTTGAACAGGCCCGGGCGATTCTGGCCGCGGCGGCACCGCAGCAGCTGGTGGCATCCGCGCAGAGTGAAGCCGATCGCATTATGGCGTGTGAAGAAGCGAACGGTCGTGAACAACTGGCGGCAACGCTGGCGGCGATGCCGGAGATGACGGTGGAAAAAGCCCGCCCGATCTTGGCTGCCTCACCGCAGGCGGATGCCGGGCCCTCACTTCGTGATCAGATCATGGCCCTGGATGAGGCAAAAGGGGCAGAAGCGCAGGCTGAAAAACTGGCGGCCTGCCCGGGAATGACCGTGGAGAACGCCCGGGCTGTGCTGGCTGCGGGATCAGGTAAGGCCGAACCGGTCTCTGCATCCACAACCGCCCTGTTTGAACATTTCATGGCGAATCATTCACCGGCAGCGGTGCGGGGTGGCGTGTCACAGACGTCAGCAGACGGTGATGCGGACGTGAAAATGCTCATGGCCATGCCATGAAGTCAGTGCTGACCATCAATATGAGGTTTTAACAAAATGGTGACGAAAACCATCACTGAACAGCGTGCGGAAGTACGTATTTTTGCCGGTAATGATCCGGCTCATACCGCCACAGGCAGCAGCGGGATTTCTTCTGCAACACCGGCTCTGACGCCCCTGATGCTGGATGAAGCCACCGGGAAACTGGTGGTCTGGGATGGACAGAAAGCCGGTAGTGCGGTTGGCATACTGGTACTGCCGCTTGAAGGCACCGAGACGGTGCTGACCTATTACAAGTCGGGGACCTTTGCGACGGAGGCAATCCGCTGGCCTGACAGTGTGGATGAACACAAAAAGGCAAATGCCTTTGCCGGCACAGCCCTGAGT